GCGAGGGCAATCTCCACCTCCACCTCGTAATCGGTCGCCATTAGACCAGCCGCACCTTTACGTTGATCTTGTCTTTACCCTTCACGGCGCGGGCAATGTCTTGGAGGTGTGTGTTGGCCTCGCGCGTGTGCTGGGACACGAAGACGTTATACGTGTCGATCCGCTCTAGGTGCCCGCCATGGCGCTCGAGCCGACCGTCCGAGGTTTGTAGCGTCGTAGCTGCTCCGGCTGTGTTCGTGGCAATGGCGGTTAGGGAGCTGTTCATCGCCGCGACCATTGCGCCGCCCTGGGCATTGCCGACGCCCGCCGCCGGGGTGGCTGCCGGGTGCTCGGCTGCACCGGCCGGGGACCCGCCGCCAAAGAGGGCGTCTAGGCCCTGCGACACGAGGGAGCTCACGCCGCCGATTACTGCGCCGCCAATCACCCCGGCGGGCACTCCAATTTCGGCAAACGGTCCACTGAGGAGCCCTACGCCCAGCCCGGCCGTTGCACCGGCGGCAACGCCCGCGCCGAGCTGACCCCAGAAGCCGTTGCCCTTGTCTGACGCTCCGGCCACGCCGCCCGCCGTACCGCCCGCGACTCCACCGGCCACGGCGCCGGGGAGCCCTCCGACCTTTGCGCCGACGATGGCGCCGCCCAGTGTGCCGACCACGAACGGCTTGAGCGGGCCCGGCACTAGATCCCATGCCGACTTGATCGCTGCGAAGGCTGCCTTCACGTCGCCCGCCCACGCGCGTAGATCCGCGCCCGCCTGGTGCATCCAGTCGGTGCTGTGGCCCTTGCCGCTAATGCCGTTGATAAAGTGCCGCAGGTGGTCGGCGCCGGGCCCGGCGAACCATTCCAACGCCTTAGTAACGCCGGGCATGAGGATATTGCCGAGCGCCGTGGCGGCATCCTGCGCCGCGCTCTTGACCTTCTCAAGCTGACCCTTGAAGGTGCTACCGGCCGCCTCGGCTGCGCCCTGGGCCTTGTCGTGATTCTGCACGGCCGTCGTGGCGTTGTCGAAGGCGGTGGTCCCGGCGAGGATGGTCGGTAGGAGCTTCTCGGCTGAACTCCCGAGCCCGGCGTTACTCAGCGTGGCAATCTGCTGCTCTTGACTCAACCCGGCGAGCTGTGGCTGGAGCTGTCCAATGATATTGCGCATCCCGACGAACTTGCCCGTAGTGTCGTATACCTGCAGGTTCAGCCCGGCCGCCGTGGCTTTCGCTTGGAAGGCCGGGTCTAGCATTCCGGCAATGGCATTGGACACGCTGCCAATGGCTCGCGTACCGGTTACGCCGTGCTGGCCGAGGTCCAACAAGAGCCCGGCTAGATCCGACGCCGGTGGCTTCACGCCCGCTACCGCTGCGTTCATCCTGCCGAGAATGCTATTCAGGCTGTCGATGCTGATACCGGTGGCGCTCGACGTGTTGTAGAGCAGCGCCATCGTGTCGGCGGCGTCGGCCGTCGGCGTCTGAAACGTGCGCATATTGCCGACCACGGCGGATACGGCTGTGCTCAGGTCGATGCCCTTAGCCGTGGCGAGCTCCATAGATGCCCGTAGCACCTCGGTCGACGACGCCGTAACGTCATTGCCGCCGCTTAGCTGCGCCACTTGCCCGGCCACGCCTTCGTATGCCTTGGCGAGGTCGGTGGCTGAATACTCTGAATGGCGCGCGGTCTTGAAGAACGAGTCCCCGAGCTTCTTGGTCTGTTCCTCGGTGAGCCCTAGCTGGCCCCCGACCTTCGCCATAGCCTCTTGATAGTTGATAGCCGACGCGATGCCGATACCGGCAATGCCCGCGGCCAATCCGGCAATGCCGAGGGCGGCCGTGCCGAGCCCCTTCGCCACCATTGCGCCCGTGCTGGCACCCTTCGCGCCGAGGGCGTCCATCTCGCCCTTGGCCTCGCCCATCTTCGCTTGGAACTCGCGAATATCGGCGACTAGGTGCGCGACGACGGGGGGTAGGAATCCTTCAGCCATGGAGGGCCGCCTTCCAGGTCTCCTCGTACATCGTGATTAGCGCGGGCCGCGATTTCTCGAAGCCCGGCTGCAGGTAGGGGTAGGGGGGCTGCTTGTAGTGGCGCTTCTTCGTGTCCTCACCCGTGAACCCGAGCTCGATGCGGCGCCCGTAGTCGGCCTTGGGGCCCGTGGTCGATTGCCACCGGCCTCGCCCCACCTGGGTAATGTCGCTGGTCTCAATTGACTTCTCGAGGGTGCCGGTGCGGGTGTGCGGGCGGGTGCCGCCGACGTGCCGCCCTCGGTACGCGGTGTTGGTGCTGAACCCCTTGGGCATCTGCGAACGCTTTACCCGCGACCCGTCGGCGTTGCGGGTCATGTACCCGGCGTTGCCTTCCTTGTCGAAGATTGGGGTGGTGAACTCGCGCCGGGCCGCCTCGGTAATGATCTTGCCGCCCTCCACCACCACCTTGTACGCGGCAATATTCATGCGGCGTTCCATGCCCTCAATAGCTGCGCTGAACTCGCGGGCGCCGGTAATAATTACGTTGCTACTCATCGCCCGGTCCTTCCTCGCTCGTCACCTGGTCGAGGGTTAGTAGCCACGTAACCGTCGTGGCCGGTTCCTCGAGGTACTCATAGTGTGACAGGTGGAACAGCCGCCGGTAGCGCAATTCCCGCCACCGTTCGAGGATGGCCGCGTCTACGGGGTCGGTTAGGCGCCCGGCGCGGGCTGCTCTGAACCGTTCGAGCTGCCAATAGGGGCTAAAGGGTTGGCCTCACCCTCGTCGGTAAATGCGCCGTCGGCCGTCATATCGAGATCGAGCTGATTCCTCACCTCGGAGCACTCCGCGATTACCGCGGCGTAGATCCGGCGCGGCAATGCGGCCGCCTCGGTGGTCGGGGTCTCCCAGCTCCACGCCGTGACGAGCTCCTCAATGAGGCAATCTTCATACGCCTCGAATACGGTGCGGTCCTCCGTGCCAATGTCGACCATGGCGAGGGTGGTGGTGTCGGTTCCCCAGCCCGCCTCCTCGAGCTCGGCTGCACGCGCCAACGCGGCGCGCCGGGCCCGGTCGAGCCGACGCGCGGCGCGCTCTGGCACCTCGTCGGCGGTGCGGAGCTCGATCCACCCGCCGGGGAGGTCGCGCCTAACCGTCATGCGGTGTAGCTGGCGATGCTGTTCGTCGAAACGATCTTGATAGGGGAGTACCCGCTGTCGGCGTCGGTCGCGTTTGCCTGGGCGGTGAACTGCGCCTCGACCTCCACGAACGCCTTGCCGCGGTCGCGCTTCGCGTCGTGAAACTGCACCTGGCTCATCGTAACAATGGTGGTGGTGTTGCTAACGGGCTCGGTGAACGTCAACGCCACCACCTTCGGGAGCTGAACCAGCGACCACTTGCCATTCGCCGACAGGAGCATGGGGTCCGTCGACTCGACGACGAATCGCATACGGCCCGACACGTCGAGCGGCCCGGCAAAGGTCTTGTAGGGCGACGCGGTCCCGGCCGTAAAGATCGGGGTGGTGCTGCGGTTCATCGTAATTTCGCCGTCAACCAGCACGGAGCTAGCTGATCCGCCGAGGCTCACGCTCACGTCCCAGCCCGGCACGAAGGTCGTGGTCGGGATGCTCACGCCGGTCGGGGTGGCAATCTCGGTGAACGGGTTAGCCATGAACTTCGCCGTAGCCTCCACCGGCGCCTCGGCCCCAAAGTTGAGCTTGAGCTCGGCCATCTGGCCGTCGGTCATCTGAAACGCCTTCTGACCGTCGAAGTCCTGAATGGTCAACGAGGGCGGCTGCGACCCGGTGGTGGCATCGTTGAGCAGCTTCACCGTGTGCGTGTACGTGCCGGTGCCGCTCACGGTGTCCTTACCGAGGGTGGCGAACGCCAACAGCGGGAAACTCTCGGGGTACACGAAGGCCTTGGCCTCGTACTCATCGTGTCGAACTCCGGCAACCTGGCTGTAGACCGTCGTGGGGCTGCCACGATAGGCCTCGTCGCGGAGAAAGGTCTGCATCGGCGTAACCTGCGGCGTCGTGACGGGGAGCCACTTCATGAGGGTCGACGCCGTGCCGGGGGTCGACTCATAGCCGAGCCCGGCAAAGCTGTTTACGGATGCGTACGGCATAAGGGTTACTCCTGCGGTGCGGTCGGGTCGGGGTCGATAGCTGGGGCCACGTCGGGAACGGTGGCGGGGGTGCGGGCCTTGGTCTTAGCGCCCTGGTCGGTCACTGCGACAAGCTCGGGCACGCCGGGGTCGGCGTCGAGGGTGACGGTGTCGCCGGGCTTGAGCTGCACGCCGTGGCCCTCGGTGGACAGGCCGATGAATACAACCTCTGTGGAACCGGTGTAGGTGAACTCGGGCACGTCTGGCGCTCCTCTAGGTGGCCTCTACGGTTACAACTGTAGTGCGAACCGTGGCATAAACCTGGCTAACCTGCGCCGATCCGAGGAGGGTCTTGGGGTAGAGCGCCTCCACGGCAATATCGGTGCCGCCGGGGAAGGTGCCCTCTCCCCATTGGAATATCACCGCGGGGTTACCGGCGTTCCGGTCGGCCCTGATCCGGTCCACGAGCTGATCGAGGAAGGTGTCGGCGGCCTCACCCGCGTCGACGGCCGACGGGCTGGTGGACCTGACGAAACAATCCAGCACCACCTCGAGCTCGGTGACCTTTCGCCCGTCGTGGGCTCCACCGAGGGCGGCCCGGCGTTCGTTCTGACGCCCCAGGTAGATATAGATAACGGCGCCCGTCATGTGGCCGGGGTCGGTGTTGTCGTAGAAGTCGCCTTCGGGCGTGAACTTCGCCGGGTGCGCGTAGACGTGGCCGAGGTTGTCGATGTTGCTGGCGCTGGGGTCTAGGTAGCTCTGAACCGCTGCGCGCACCTTCGCGCGAACGCTCACCCTCGGCCCCATATCTGGCGGTACGGGTCGAGCAGCTCATACGCCCGCCCGAGGTCCTCCGGGCTCGTCTGTGTCGTCGCGCTCACGGCGGTCGGCTGTCCAATTTCGTTGAGCACGATTCCACCTTGGCCGCGCTGCTTGATCATCCCGACGGCCAGGTGCGTTACGGCCTGCTTGATCGAGGGCGGCATTGCCGACACGTTCGTACCGTCGCCGTGCCCGTAGGCGAGGGCGCTGACCAGCGGCACCGTGGTAGTCGACCCGTTCCAGCTCGATGCAATGGTGACGGCCTCCTCCACCGGGGCGTCGTAGATCGTCACGGTCTGCCCGGCGTAGAGCCCGGTGGTGTCGGTAACGGTAATGCTCGTGGCCCCGGCGGTGGCATCGGCGGCAAGGGTCTGATTGTAAAAGCCGTTGACGTACTGCCACTTGGCGAAGCTGGGCCGCGCGTTGCCGACGCGCTGACCCGACAGGTCGAGCGGCCCGGCGGTCGTCGTGCTGTAGCTCGTCGCCGTGATCGTAAATTGGCGCTGCTCAATCCAACAATTATTCGACGTGAGCGGGATCGTGCCGACGCTTGCCGGGGTGCTGCCGACGCCGAAGCTCTGCACCTCGAGGATCGGCCAGAAGGCCGGATGAATTATAAACTGCCCGTACCGGTTTGGCCTGACCCGGCCGGTCTCGACGTTGACCGATGCGCCTAGCGTGCCAATGGCGCCGAGGCAGTACGTGTCGGCGGCTGCGCTTGCCTGGGCGATGAGCGCGGTTAGCGCGTGGTCCTGCACCGCGAGGTCGCCGCCGGGGATTAGCTGGGTGGTGTCGATGGCCGCGGCAATGGGTGACCGCCTGAACTCGCTGGCCGTGATATAGGCCGAGCGATTGTTGTAGGTCATGTTCTGCGGGGTGACTACTCCGCTCATGCGTCCTCCTCCGCCACCAGGTTCGATCCGTTGCACCGGCCGCAATGGTCGGCGAGGAGGGCGTTGAAGCCGCAATCTTGGCACACAAACCCGCGCGCCCGCGCGAAATTAGTACCGGCCACGGCGAAGTCGCCGGTGCGTACTAGCTGCTTCGCCGTGACGGGGTCGACGTGGAAGGTGCCGTCTTTCTGCCGACGGTGCGTACGGCCGCCGTGCTCAACTTCCCTTAGCCCTCTATCTGATCCGACGAGCCTGCTCACGGTCTCCCCTTCCTCTCTCTGCACTTGGTCCCGATACGCCGACGGGGACCGGGCCGAAGCCCGGCCCCCATCTTGGCGCAGCGGTGGATGGCTGACTTAGCCGGTTCAGCCGGTGATACCGGTAATGGCTCCCGACCAGGCCGGGGCCCGGTGGATCATCGTCTGAATGGCGTACGTGGACGCGTCCCAGCTGAGCTGGATCTGCGGCCAGTCAATGACCATCATGTCCTGGACCGAGGCGACCTGGGTGGTCTCGCTCACGCCGCTGTCCGGGAAGGGCAGCTGCTTCGTCCAAATGATGCTGGCACCGGCGGGCATGTACGGGTGCGCGGTCACGTTGACCATGGAGCCCGTGGTCTCGTTGGCGAGCCCGGTCACGACGGAGCCGAGGGCGATGCCGTCCACTCCGGCCTCGTAGCTGAGACGGTAACCGGTCGACGTGCCCGACTGCTGGATGGCCTTCGACAGGGCGCGACGGATGGCGCCCGTGACGAGCACCTCCGACGGGTCTGCAATCACGCTTGAGTAGAGGCTCGCGAAGGCGTCCTGCCACTCTGCGCCCGGCTCGCTGGTCGACAGGTTCGCGTTGAGCCGCTTCACGTAGCCCGACTGGGTGGTGTCGGTGTAGGTGGCGAGGAGACCGTCGTAGCTGTTCGCCGACGCCGACGCCTCCGAACCGGGGACGGTGTAGGAACCCGACCCGGCCGCGGTGATCGTGACGCTGTTGCCGACCACGGTGGTCTTAGCGGTGTAGACGCCGGTGGACGTACCCGAGTAGACGTTCCACGCCACGACGGATGCCGGAAGGGCGGCCGGGGCGGTGAGCGTAACGGTGGCGGTCGAACCGGTCACGGCCTGCGAACCCTCGGCGGTGGCGACCGTCTCGCCCGCGGAGCTCGAGTACGTGATCTTGAAGTACAGGGTTCCGGTGAGCGTGCCACCGGTCGACGCCGTTGCCTTCGTGAAGTCGGTCACCACGGGGGTCGTGAGGTTGCCGACAAAGCCGACGTTTCCGTTACCGGCGTTGCCTCGGGCACCCAGGAGCGCGCGCTCCTCGGCAATCATGTGGGCCCACAGCAGCGCGGTGTGGCTGAGCTGCCGAAGGTCCTGGTATCCCTGGGCCTGGTACTGCGCGCCTGCGTTGACTTCGTCCGACAGGCCGAGCTCAACGTAGGAGATCACCTTACGGTCGGCCGCGTAGCTGATCTTGGCCGGGCGCTGCAGGTTGACGACGCCGCCACCGAACGCGGCCGACGCGTTGCCGCTGGAGAAGAACGGGGACTGAAGGCCGATGCCGCCGGTGCCGCTGTTGGACACGCCCGTAATGCGCCTGAACTCCTTGGCCTCACCCTGTCCGGCAATGCGGCTGATCGCGTTGCGGAGGGTGAAATTGCGGGGGATGAGCAGCGCGAGCGCCGGGTCGAGGTCGAACGGCACCATACCGTACGTGCCGGGGATCGACCCGCCGAGCGGCGTGGTGTTCGTCCAATCCTTATTCACCTGGGCGAGGGTGTCGAGCGCGCTCTGCACCTCGGCGGCGACGCCGGGGCCCATGGCCTTCGTGGTCATCTCCGAACGGAGCGACTCGATGGCGTCGGCCGGGGCGGGGGCGTGGGACTTGGTCATGCCGACGCCTGCGACGAAGCCGGTGGCGCCGCTGGCGGCCTTGGCCAATCCGTCACGGTGGCACGCGGCGAGGGCGCTCTTGAAGGCCTCGAACCGGTCGACCTGCTCGGTACGGGAGAGTCCGCTGAACATCTCCTCGATGGGGGGGGCTGCGAGTGCCATGGTGGCAATCTCCTTGGGTAGTTGGGTTGGGGTGGCTTGGGTTAGCCGTTGAGCAGCGAGGCTGCGTTGCGCTCCATCTCGACGGCCTTGGCGATGTAACCGTGCTTCAGGTCGGGGTCGGTGACCTGCTCCGCAATGGCCTTGTATCGCTGGGCCTCAATCTTGAGCCGCTCGGCCTCGGCGCTCTTGTGCGCCTGTGCCTGCGTTCGGGTGATAGCGGGCCCGCCTGGGGCCGCCATCGTCTTTACACGCTCCAGCTCTGAACTCAGGTCTGCGACCTGCTCCGCCATAGCTGCCTTAGCGAGGGTGAGCTCCTCAAGCATCGTGTCGATGCCAAGGGCCTTCACAATGTCGGCGCGCAATGCTGCGCGCTCGTCGTCGCCGCCGGTCTTGGCGGCCTTCACGATGTCGGCGCTGACGCCGAGGGTCACGAGGTCCATTTCGGCGTCCTCCTCCATCTCTGTTTCGGTTGTGTCGAAGGGTCCGGTAGTCTCGCCCTCGTCGCTCTCGTGCTCCCACCACTCGAGGAAGATTTGCAACGCGGCCAACAGGTGCGAAACGTCGAGGGTCTCGTCCTCCTCGCCCTTCACCATCTCGTCGAGCTCGGCCTTGATCAGCTCAATGAGCGACACGCGCACCGCGGCCAACGCGGCGGGGTCGTGCTCCACCTTCACGAGCTCGGCCTCGGCACCCTTCCAGGCGTCGGGGATCATATCGTCACGGCCGAGGGCGTGGGCCCGCTGCGCGATATGGGCCCGCGCTGCGGCGGGGTCCTTGGCTCGGCCAATCGAGCTAATGGCGTTGCGGAGGTCGGCCACGGTCCTAATCGGGAACCCGCCGCCGCTCATCGCCTGGCCGCTCTCCTCCATATCGGCGCGTTCGGCGTCGGTGTAGTCGCGCTTCTCGAGCTCGGGCTCGGCGCCCTTCTCCTCGTCGGGGATCATCGCGTTCGGATTCGATGCCACGGTGCTGTCGACGAGCTCCTCCGTCGTGCCGGTGCCGTTGCACGTCGGGCACGTCTGGCCGGTCTCGGGCAGCTTGCCGAGCCCGTTGCAATTGGGGCATGGGTTGTGCGGGTCGGGGTTGATCGCGTCGTCTGAATTGTCGGGGTTGTAGCTGTCCTCGGGGTGCCACTCTGCCACGTTCGCGTCGTCGGGGCTCTCGGCCTTCGCCACTTCGTCGGCGTAGACGTAGGTGCGCTCCGCGTCGGCGGCCTCGACGGCCTGAGTCAATCCTGCACCCTTGGCAATAGCCATAACGGCGGTCGGGTTACAGGGGCGGTCGACGTAGCTGATCTCGCAAATAGTCCCGCCGACGATGCGGCCGCCGGGGGCTGCCTTGTCCTTCACAACCTTTGCGCCCTGAATCCCGATGGAGTACCCGCGAAGCACTTCTTTCTCGATCTTGGTACGGGTCACCGGGTCGACACACTTGCTCTTAAGGTGCCAATCGTCACCATCTTCGGACAGCTCGAGCCCGACGCCCGCCGCGATTGGCTGGTGCATCTCTCGGACATTGCCGCCGAAGCTCATCCATGCGGGCATCGCCGACTTCAGCCACGTCGGGTCACAAATTTGTCCGTCAAGGTCCAAGTCCGGGCCCGTGGCCTTGCCAATCACCACGAGGTCGCCGTCGTCGTCGTACGTCTTGGTGATATCTCCGGCGTACGCGTAGGTGATCGTGTCGCTCATGCGGTCGGGTCCTTCGGTCGGGCGCTTGGGCTCTGCGCCAATGGTACGTCAGCCAGCGGTCTAGGTGGTGCAACCGGCACCCCGTACCCTGGTCGCTTGGTGGCGAGGGCGCGGTCGAGGGTGATCCTGAACCGCGACGGGTCGAACTTGCCCGGTGTCTTTCTGAACTTCACGCGCAACGGTTCGGTGGTCATTGGCTCATCCTTGGTAGTCGGCCAGCTTGGCTACGGCCTGCATACGGTCCCATAGCTGCCACGGGTCCACGTCGTCGAGGTCGGGCACTAGGCTCTTAGGCATAAACACTTCCCAGCGCGCTAGGTCGGCGCGCTCGGCGTCGGTGTAGCGGCGGCCGAACTCCGCGCCGGGGTTGGCCTCCGCGTACGCCTTGTCCTTCGCGGCAATCTCGTCGACGGCCTCCCACAGCCGGAAGGTCTCGGTGACGTAGTCGGCTTGGCTCAACTCCAACGGGCCCGCACCGAGCTCGGGCGGCATGACTAGGTCAAACACAAGGCTACGGGCCGCGGTGGTCTCCGCGTTCGTGTCTACCCGTAGCTGGTAGAGGTAGCTCACGGCGAGGTCGCGCTTCGCGTATATCTCCTCGATGTTGTACGGGCTCTCGGGCGTGAGCGTGGACACGTCGAACCAGCCGAACTGCAACGCGCGGGCCCGGTCGCTGGGGAGGCTGCCCTTATTCTCGATGGTGTCGACCATATCCATAATCCGGGTCTGCTCGAGCCAATGCTCCATAACCTCATCGGTACTCCGCCCGGCCATGAAGCCGTCGCGGTGGAGGGTGTCGGCCATCTGGTCGGGGGTGCCACCGTCCTCGACGACAAACGCGTGCCGCTGGAGCCGACTCTGCTCCTCTGGCGCGAGCTTGTCGTACCAATCCCACTCTCCGCGGCCGCCGCGGCTGTAGGTCACCTGGCCGAGGCTGTTGACGCTGCGCACCGCGCGCGGGGGCTTGCCGAGCTTCTGCCCGAATTGCTCTAGCTCCAACCGGGCCCGGTCGCGCGCGGCGTTGAGCTCCACCGTCATATCGGCGCGGATTAGGTCGAGGTCACGGGCCGCCGCCGCCTTTGACTCGTAGACGCGCGCGGCCTCCTCCGCCTGTCGTGAATTGTCGGCGGCAATCTGCAACGCGTCGCCAACGAGGTTGCCAATGCCACCGCCACCGCCCTCGGTTGCGGCCTCTGCCAACCCGGCGTCGATCTGATCAAGCACGTCCTGGGGCACCGTCAATTCCCCGGCGCCGACGATGCTGCACCGGCACGACGGATGGAGCGGCGGCTGCTCCACTTCGAAGGTGTAGCCCTCGTCGGGCTGCTCATCTTCCATAGCTCCGCAATCGTCGCAGGCGCCATCGTGGGCAATCCACGCCCAGCCGCTGAACCCCTGCGCCTGGTACTGATCCGACGATGCCGCGACCATGGCGCGCCCGGTCTCGGTGTTGGCAATGACGAACGCGCGGCCGGGGTCGCTTAGGTACTCATTGACGTCGTCGAGGAGGGCGTCGTGGATATCGCCCGCGGTGGCGCTGGGCCCCGAACCGGCAATGAGCCCGGCGGCAATAATGTCGCCGATACGCGCCATGGTGGTATCGCTAATGTCCTTGGCCGTCGCGTTGGCTGCTCTCTGTAGCTCCAACAGCCCGCCGTCGGCCGCCTTGAGCGCGGCTTCGGGGTTGCCCGGCTTCCAGCTGTCCCAGTCGATTGACCGCGTGAGGTCGGTTACTGCGCTCTGGCCCGCCAACGGTAGGCCGCTTTGCTCCGCCGCGACGCGTTCACCGGCCACCCAGGCGTCGCCGTAAATATGGCTCAACACGTCGGCAATGCCCGACGGGTCGGCGTGGGCGCCGGGCGCTGCCACCTTACTCGTCGCAAGGGCGTTACTGATCGCGTGGCTAACGCCGCGTACGCTCGATTTCACCGCGGCCGCTAGCTGCGGCGCGTAGTGCGCGGCAATCTCGTCTAGACGCTGTGCTCCTGGTACGTCCACGATTGGACGACGCCTAAAGGGCTGGCCTTGCGCACCTCCTCGCCGCTGGGCTCCGCGCCGGTAACGGCCTTGCAGCCCTCGGCGTTCAGCGCCTTCGCGGTGACGGTGTCGAACGTCTGAAACTCGAAATTACGCCAGCGGCCGGTGCGGCGGCGCTTGCCAATGAAGGCCCTAAATACCTTGAGCTCGGTTTCCTGCGCCGCGGTCATGCCGTCGGGCGGCTCCTCAATCGACGGCTCCGAGGGTGGCTCGACGGGGGTGGCGCCTTCGCGCGCGGCGGCGACGCCGGTGCCAATCTGCCCGACGGTGTCGCCGGTCGAATCGGTTGCCATTAGCCCGCGGAGGAAGGTCACCGTCGACCCGGCGACGATAAACGGTTCATCGGCCTCGGGCATCTCGTAGAGGGGCTGGCCAAGCTCGGCTTGGACGGCGTTTAGGGTCTTCTGCCCGCTGTAGAGCTGGTTCTTTAGGGCGTCGGCGAGCTCGGCCTGCTGGTTGGTTGTGCCCTGGGCCCGTAGCACAAACTCGACGTTTCGCGACGCGCCGAGAAACCGGCGGCTCAGACTCTCCACCATCGAGGCTAGCCATTGCTCGAGCGGGCGCTTACTCATGGTCTCGGCCTGGTCCTGCTCGCCCTCCATCTGGCCGCGGCCGCCGATACCGGTGGTCGGGATAATTCCTAGCTGGGTCGGCTGCACTCCGAACTTGGCGGCAATGAGCTTGATTAGGTGCTCGTCGTAGTCGCTCTTGTACCGCTCCTCGAGGAGGGGCGCGTAGTCGGGCCTGAACCCGTTGGGGAGCATCCGAATCTTACGGCGCTCTTGTGTCTGCCCGGCGAGGTTGTCGTTGAGCACCCGCTCCCAGTCCGGTAGCTGCGCGGGGCTCATCTCGCTATCCGTCAACATAAACGTATTGGGCATGGTGCCGTCGGTGTATTCGCTGCGCATCCAGGTTTGGCGCTCGAGGTACAGCGCCGCCGACGGTAGGCACTCCTCCACGGTGGAATATCCGTACGGGCTCCACGTCCTCTTATTGCGGGTGAAATATGCGAGCTGATCGTTCGCGTATTCCCCATGCTCACCGGGGCCGCTGTAGTAGTCACCGTCCGAGACCGCGCTGGTCTGATACTCACCGCGGGGGAATCCCCATAGAATTTGCTGGTACGCGGCCGACGGGGGTGCGGGCGTATCTCCGCGGTTATCGAGCAGCGGCTTGATCGTGGCGCCGTCGATCACCTCGAGCCCGATCACCTCGCCGCCGAGGTTGTGCCTGGGGTAGATTGCCACCGCGTCTAGGACGAAATGCTGCCAGAGCACTTCGGTAATCCACTCCGACCAATGCCGGTCTCCGTGCGGGTAGGGGCTCTGCCAGAAGTCGGTTAGGCGGCTGATTTCCTCGGCGTGCTCGTCGCGCGCTAGCTCCATCGCGCGCGCGTGGCTGACGCCTTCGCGCCTCATAATCTCGATTACGGCCGAATCGGTAACGGTCCAGCTCGTGTCGAGCCCGACCATCTCGCTAATCCGAATCTCAATACAGCGGTGGATTACGTCGCACTGGTCGGCCAACGCCTTCAGGACGCTCCACGGGGTCGCGCGGTCGCTGTTTAGCTGGAGGTTCCAGGCTACGTCGTACTGCCACCGGCGGGGAATGGCGCGGCCGGTGTCGGGGTCTTGGGTGTCGATGGGCGCGGGAAGGAGCGGGTGCGCCGGGCCGAGCTGGGCCCCGAACGTGTCGGCCGGTCGGGGTAGGGGCGTAGCTGAAACGGTCGGCGTCTGGAGGAGCCCCTGGCCGCCACCGGCGCTACCGGGCCCGCCCGCCGTGGGGATATTCGCGACGCTGGCACCGCTGTTGGCGTAGGGGGTCGACGAGAGGGCCTTCGCCACCTCCTCCTCGATGATGCGGGCGAGGTCGGGCTGCGGCTTCCGGCGGAGCCGGTCTCGGAGGGCCATTAGGCGGTCGGCGCGGCGGGCTCAACGGGCGCGACGGCCTCAACTGCCACGGGCTTCGTGATATGCGCTACGTGTACGCGGGTCACGTGCCACGTATGGGCCAACCCGGCCGCACCGGCGACGATGAAGCCGACGGCGCCGAGGCTGGCCTCCACGCTGGTCGGCAACTTGAAGCCGGGGTGCGCGACGGCGATGATGCCGACGACGCTGCCGAGGGTGGCGGTTAGGGCGCTCGTCACCGATGCCGGGTTGGTCCAGCTCACCTTCACGCGGTCTCCCCTGTCGTCGGCCTGCCGCAATTCGCGCAGGTAGTTGCCTCTGGCAATTGTGGCACGCCGCACGACGGGCACGGTGGCGCTAGCGCGTGGAGGAACCGGTCGGCCGCGCTGCCCTTGGCTAGGCCTAGCTCCGCGACGGCGTGCACGAGGGCGTCGAGCCGGTCGGGGCTCACGCCGCTATCGGGTAGCCAGGTGGTCATTTGATCTTCGAGCTCTCGGTAGGTGCCGACGTGGTGGACTCGGCCCTGCTCGTAGAGGGCGGCAATCGGTTCGGCACGGAGCCGCTTGCCGACCTTCGCGGTAATGCCCTTGTACGGCACCGTCGGCCGTACCGATCTAATGGTGGTCTCAATGAGGTCGCCGCCCTGGTTCTTCTCGCCGACAATGGTGCCGATTTCGCCGAACTCCTCAAACGCGTGTACGGCTCGATGGGCCCAGCCCGAGGGCGTGTCGCGGCAGGATCGGTCGGCCAATACGTACGCGTGCCCGTCTGAACCCTTGCCGACGACGACGATGCCGGTTTCGTCGCTGTCGGGGCCCGAGCTCACGGCGGGGTCGACGGCGACCACGATGCGCACTAGCTCCGGGGCCTCGCTCACGCGGTGGTCGTCAATGTCGGCGGCGTTCCACAGGCTGCCCTCAACGTCGGTTAGTAGCTCGCCTTCGAGCTCCTGACGGCCGAGCCGGGTGCCCTCATACCGGGCGCGCAATTGTGCCAACGCGGCCGGGCTCAGGTTCTGCGCGTTATCAAACGTCGAGCCCCTGGTCACCTGCACGTCGTCGCGCTCCGAGAGCCCGCGTACCAATGGGGTCGGCTTGGGGGTGGTGGTGATCACGACGCGCGGCGCGGTGCCGAGCCGTAGGCCGAACTGCAATTGGTCCCAGGTCTCGGGGTAGCGCCACGCGGCTAGCTCATCGCACCAGGCGCCGTGGTGCTGGGGCCCGCGCAACCGTTCGGGCTCGTCGGCGCTAAATAGTTTGATTCGCGAGCCGTTGGTCAACGTAACTTCACCTATTGATCGGTTGTAGTTGCCGACGACGCGGTAACGGTTTAGGACACTGAGCAGCCCGCTCTCGCCCTCCACGCAGGTATCGCGCGCGTCGCCGTATGTGGCGGCCACGATGGCCCAGCGCGTGCCGGGTTGGCTCACCGCCTGGGCGGCTAGCCATTCTGCGCCGGTGCGGGTCTTGCCCCAGCCTCGCCCGCTGAGGATTAGCCATACGAGCCAATCACCGTCGGGCGGTAGCTGCTCGGGCCTAGCCCAGCTCCTCTCCCACAGGAATCTCGACGCCGTCGCTATGGCGCCCGCTGTCGGTTTGGGCTGATTCGTCGAGGAGCCTGGCAAGCCGTTCTACCTCCCTATCAATTTCCGTACCGCCCTCATACACGGTTACTTCGTGCTGGGCCTTCACCGGGGCGTCAAGCCCGAGGTAGCGGGCCCGGCGCTCCATGATGCGTAGGGCGGTGTTGATCGCCTGAACGTCGCCGCGGCTGGCCGGGTCGATGATGCCGCGCCATAGCCGGTCGAGCCGCTCTAGCTCCTGCTGTCGAACCTCGTCGGCGGGCTCCTGAATGGTTCGCTGGAGCGCGCGCTTGTAGGCGTGGTGCGCGCCTGACTTACTGGCATAGCCAAGGCTGGCGGCAATCTGGTCGAAGCTCATGCCGAGGAGGCGGGCTTCGAGCACCTTTCGCTCGCGGTCGATCACCTCGGGGTCGGGTGTACGGGCCATGGGTCTAACGCTATCCGACGAACGAGTGCGGCTGGCCCGTGGCCTCGGCAATGGGCGTAACGCCGGTGTGCTCCTCAAACCGCCTGCAGATTACGTCGGCGTAGATTGGATCTAGCTCAACGAGGGCGGCCTTCATGCCGAGCCCGTGGGCGGCAATCAGGGTGGACCCGCTGCCGCCGAACGGGTCGAGCACGGTGTCGCCGGTGGTGGCGCTGTTCTTTAGAAGCCGCTGCACTAGCTTTACGGGTTTCATCGTCGGGTGCTCGGTGCTGCGCTTCGGCCGGTCCTCCCTAATCACGTTGGACCACCGGCGGCCCTGCTCGATGATTTCCATTAGGTCGCCCTTCGAGAGGCTGTTTAGGTCGCTGCGCTCAAAGTCGTGCACCGTGGAATCGTTGAAGGGCCCGTGCCACGGGTGCGCGGCGCCGGGTTTCCACCCGTAGAGGATCGGTTCGTGCTGCCAGTTGTAATCCTGGCGGCTCAACGCGAAACAATCTTTGACCCAGACGAGCACTTGGCGCAAACTCCAACCGGCCGCCTCGAACTGCCCCATAAACGCCGGGGCCGCCATGATGGCGTGGCATACGTAGATCGGGCCGCCCTCTTTCGTGTGCTGGATCATGGCGCCATACGCCTCGAGGAGGAACGCCTCGAACGCCGCGGCGGTCATGCCGTCATTCTCGATAGTTAGCTCCTCTTTCGTCTTGCCGACGTACTCCACGCCGTAGGGCGGGTCCGTAAACACAATGTCGGCCAACCGGCCGTCGAGGGCTAGGGCAATCGTGTCGGGGTCGGTGCTGTCGCCGACGACGAGCCGGTGCTCACCCAGGAGCCATACGTCGGTCGGCGTGCTGTGGGCAACCCGTGGAGCGGCTGGGGTTTCGTCGGGGTCATTCTTGGGGGCGCCGACGGTCTCACCGAGGAGCCCGGCCACCTCGAGCTCGCTGTAGGCGGTGGCGGCCAATAGCTCGGGGTCCACCGTCAATTCGGCGAGGAGCTCCGCCACTAGGTCGTCGTCGTACGTACCGAGGTCGGCGGTCTTATTGTCGGCCAACGCGTAGGCCTTCGCGGTTAGGTCGTCGTCGTCGGTGAACAGCGCGGCTATGCGGGTCCACCCGAGGGCCTTCGCCGCTTGGAGCTGGTGGTTGCCTGCAATGACGATGCCGCCCGCGCCTTCGCGCCTCACCACGATTGGTTTACGCTGCCCGAAGGTCTGGTAGCTGCGCTTCACCGCCTCCACGTCGCCCTTACGCGGATTGCCGGGCAACGGGCTTAGGAGCTCAATGTCGACGGCCAACGCCTCGAGGTCGGGGTGGATCTGATCAGCCATCGGCGGGCCCGTTCACGCTCACCCAGCGGTCGGTGCCTTGGGTTTGATACTTGCGCCGGGCGCTCTCGGTTTCGGCCAATAAACGCGCCACGTATCTTTCGTGGTGCTGGGGGTCGGTGCCATCGGCGACGGCGACGGCGAGGGCGCGGTATGCCACCCGGATTTCGGCGTGCAATTCGGCCAACCGGTCTAGCTGCTCCACGTTTCCCATAGCTCTCGGTCCTCTCGATTACGGGCCGAGCGGGCGGTTCGGGCAACCGAGAGAAGATACCTTCCCCGCCCGCTTCTAGGCCGGTGCGGCCTGCCAAGGGAGACAGGCCGTACTGCGTAGGTTAGCCCTTATCGGTGGCCCGTGGGGCATACTTCGCCCGCCTCGGTGGTCACCCTGCACCGATCGCTCAATAGCTCGACGCTGGCGCCACGGTGCTCGGGGTGCTCCTCGAGGTAGTCCCGCACCGCCTTCGCGCACCGGCCGCAGAAGGCGCCATTACCGGGCCCGCGCATCTCGCGGCGTTTCGCGGTAATGCTGACTATTTCCGCGCCTGCTGCATTGCGAGCTTCACCCTGGGCGGGGTGATCTTGTCGGCCTGCTCGAGCTGGGCTAAGAGCGCTTCGAGCCGGTCGGCCTTCACGCTCCACCGGTCGCCGGGGGCTAACTCCGCCCGTAGGAACTCCAGCCACGTTCCCGTCGAGCCCGCCATTAGCGCCCATGGTCGCGCATATCGGTAACGGCCTCGACCATCTTGGGCCCCCAGCCCTTCATCGTGCCGCAGGTCGTGCAATGGGTGGCATACCAATAACCGGGCGCGATGCCGTGCGCGGGGTCTCCAACCGGCACGCGGTCCACGTAGGTCTCGTGGTATTGCCCGTCGGCGCCCTTGTGGGTGCTGGCCGCTATGAGGTCCTGGTGCACGGTCACGGGTGCCGGTCCTCCTCTATTACGCTCAACACGTAACGGAGGTCTAGCTCACGGTCGAGCCGGTATAGCTGGCGGCGGTCGGCGAAACGGCGCCGGGCGGCTGCGCTCTTACGCCATCCGACGAGCCCGACGGCGATGCCAGCGACGAATACGCCGCAATAGGTGGCGGCGGTCATGCCATCGGGCGCGGGGCGCGGGCTCGGCGTTCCATTCTCTACAGATTACGAGCACGGCGTCGCCTTCGTGGAATACCTGCCCGGCGATGCGGTAGTGCGGGCCCTGCCTGCACGTCACCGGTGCACCTGGCCCATAACGGCTAGCACCGTCAACGCGACGAGGCAGACGACGACGGTGATTAGCTGAGCCGTCGCGCTGGGCTGGCGGCGGGTGCTCATCCGACGGCCTCGACAATCTTGGCCCATACGTCGGGCCGGTTGGCCTTCACCCAGGTTAGGGCCATGGCGCGGCGCCGTTCGCTCGATTTGTTGGCATCGCGCGTACGTTGGTAGCCCTCGACGGTCTCGCGGTAGCGCCGCTGGTACTCGCGGCGGGCCCTGGTGCATGATTCGCAGGCGGGCTCACCGGCTCGACGGTGTTGGGCGTAGCCGTAGCTGGTGCCGTGGGTTATTTCGCTCATACGTCCTCCCCGAGCGCGTCCCTAACCCGGCTGAAGATATCCGATTCGACCATTTGGCTACGGTGCCGCGCGCCGTGGATGAGCGTAGACGCCTCCAACCGGGTCAACGTAACCGTAATGCCGTCGGTGTCGCGTATTGCCTGGGCGATTACGCCCATGGCTTTCGAGACCTTGTCGAGCTGCGCCTGCAACGCGGCGGGCTGCGGCTTGTCGGGCGGCCCGTAGTGCTCCGTCATAAAGGCGTCGATTACGTGCCACGCGGCAACCGGGTCGGGCGTCGCGTGTTGGGCGATAAGCCGCGCCACGGCGTCGGCGGTGGTCTCGCTCATCGCTCCTCCTCTGGCCCGATGATTCCTAGTTTCTGTCCGATTCGGCTGATATTGCAAAGTAGGCACCGGCGAGGATGATGGGCCGCGCCGTTTGCGTTCCAATGGTCCGGCGCGGTCTGTTGGGTGAGTCGCCGCCTCATCGCTCCTCCTCTAGTGCTGCTCGGTATGCCATCGCGGCGGCGTTCATAATCGACATTTCGCCCCAGTGCTCGTCGCTGGGGCTAGCTGGGTCGAACGCGTCGCGCATTGCGGCGAGGGGGATCTTGACGGCCACCATGGTCTCGTCGTCGGGCTTCGCCGGGCTGGGCGGGGTGCCGTGCTCCTCAAGGGCGGTGGCAATTGTGCGCGCCACGCTGCACTCGATGGCGCGGCAGTCCGGGTCGCAGGACTTCGTCGCCATGCGCCCGGCGTCCTCCCAGCTGAACGTGACGGCGATGCCGTCGACGCGGGCGGCCGGGGGCGGCCGGTCGTAGTTGTGTGGGCTCATGCTCTCTCCTCTCGGTGCCCGCTCAATGATGAGCCGGGCTGCTTGTGTTTGGTCGTAGGTCTCCACCAATTACGCCTGCACCTTGGGGCGGCGCTTCACTTCACCGGCGGCCAGGCGGCGGCGGTAGTTGCGCTGGCGTTCGTTCTCCATTTCGAGCGCCGTTTGCCTCTCTGCAATGCTGCGAAACAGGAGCCGGTGGTGTAGCTCCTCGACCCGGCGGGCCATCGCGGCCGTGACCTTGTCGCGGCTGATTTGCAACGCCGGGGCCTTGGCTGTGCTGCCGAGGAATCTTGCCACGCTTTCGCGGGTGTATCCGGCCTGGAGCATCTCCTCAATGAGCCGCCACGTCGGGCCCGCGTCGATGCGCGCGCCTGGGGCCGCGGCCAACCGGCTTACGGCGAGGATCTTCGACGCGGTCGACGGGTTGCACTTGGTACGGCGGCCGCTCCGAATCTCCTGCACGGCGCTTAGGCTCAACCCGGCGGCCTTGGCCGCTTCGCGCTTGCCGACTCCGACGGTCGACAACCAGCGAAGGTGCTCGCGCGCCTCGGTGGCGTCGATTCGGGTGGGCCGGGCGGTCTCGATGCCGTAGGCAACGCGGGTGAGGTAGCGGGCGCGCTCCCGCTGGTACGCGCTGTTAGCTGCGGTGCACGCCTGGCACCGGCACCGGTCGGCCACGTACTTCGCGCGCGTGCCGTGCTCCCTCACGCGTCGGCCGCCTTGTCGCGGATACGGAGCACCCTGAACGTCGACGCCTTCACGAATTCCGCGACGATATCGGGGTGGGCGGCCTTGAGGGCCTTGGTGTCGACGGCGGTGCGGCTCTGCGCCTTCCAAGTAATCACGGTCTCGCCGTCGATCCGCCCGGTCTCGGCCTCGCCCATGGCGCGCATAATGGCGCCCTCTGCCGCCTTGAGCTCTGTCTCTAGCTCTCCGATCTGCGCTTTCAGCTCGGCCCGGCGGGTCACCAGCTCGGCCATCGTGCTATCGAGGTCGACCACGGTGCCGGGGTCTACGGGCGTCTGCCGGAGCGTCTGATAGGTCGACTCTGAACCGTCCACGGCCGGTTCGGTGCCTTCCTGCACCTCACGCCAGAAGGCCGCCTCCGCGTTCACAAGCCGGTCGATGTAGGGCTGGTCGCGCTCGAGCTCGTACGTCCTCAACTCGACGCCGCCGAACAGGCACGCGACATACGCGCGCTTGAGCCCGGTCACGGCGAGGTAGTGCTGCACCTGGCTCACGTAGTACGGCGGGGGCCCGTCGGCCCATGCGTCGGCAATGCGCGCGGTCTTTACCTCGAGGATCGCGTCAACGCCCTCGAACCCGGTAGCCACGAGCCCGTCGAGGTTGGCCTGCATCCAAGGGTGCTCCGGGTGCGCGTAGGTCAACGGCGCTTCGTAGACGGTGAGCCCGGTGGCGTCGGCGAACGCCTGCCTAATCACCGGCTCCATCTTCGACCCGAAAGCCATAGCTGGGGTCTCGGGGGTGCTCACCGGCTCGGGGCTCGTCTTGTCGCGCCACAGGCTGAAGCGGCTGGTCCACGGGCTGCACCCGAGGATCGCGGCGGCGTCGCTGCCACCGATACCGGCGTGGCGCTGGGCCAGCCATTCCTCGCGCGTCTGGCCGCTCGAATCGGCCACCACGGTCGGGTATTTCAGGTGTTCACAGGTCGGGATCATTCGGTGTTCCTCTCGGTGTTGGTTTGGTTTCGGTCTACTTGGAGGGTGTGACGGCGGCGAGGTAGCTCCTCAATTCGTCACGGGCCGCCGCCATCTTGTCGGTGCACTCGGCCAACCGGGCCCGGTACACGCTCGACGCGCGGTAGTTGAGGATTGCGATAGCGCGCCATTCCTCCGCGCTGAAATGGTCGGCGGCGAGGTCCTCGATGCTGGGGGCGCTCATCGTGCCGCCTCCAGGTCGAAGCTCAATTGGGGCGACGCCGGGCCGTTCCACCGCGGGCAATAGCAGGGCGCCTCGTCGCCGGGGTTGCCGCCGCATACCGGGGAGTGCTGGTAACGCTTGTGGGCGCAATCGAGGCAACGCGGTTGGCAGTCGTGGGTCTCGGTCCACCCGTCCCAGGTGCGTCGCTGCACCCGCTGGGAGCACTTCGGGCAGCTGATTACTTCGTGCGTCGGGTCGAGCTTGCTCATCGCTCCTCCTCACGCGGGTCGGCGATGGTGTCGACGCGCTCGAGCCGAAGCACCGCGCGGTACTTCGCGCCGTAGGCCGCGCCAAGGGTGAGCGTGATCTTGTCGCCGTGCACCTGGTAGCGGTCCACCGTCAACGTGCCGTCGTAGTCGTAGAGGTCGCCGTCGGCTTTGAGCTGATAGCCAATCGCCACGGCCAACCCTTCAAGGTCGAGGCTGTTGTCGATGTTCTCGAGCTCCTCCGCGCTGCACAGGTAGCTACTGCACGTTTCGCAGATTGCATCGGGGCCGACGATGATGCCGCGGCGGCGGTGGTTGCACTCCTCGCACCACAGGAGGGCGGCGGGGTTGGTGGCGGCGTTCATGCTGCCACCTCCTCGTCAAGCAGGGTGATCGCGGCGGCGAGGGCGGGCTGGGTCTCCCAGACCCAGGCGGCTGCGGCGTCGCGGGCCTCTGCCATCGTGCAGCCGTTGCGCTCCATGTAGCGCAGCGCCTCGTCGACGATGAGCCCCATGAGCTCGGCGACCTTGTCGCCGTACTTGTCTTGCAGGGTGGTTGCCATTTCGGTTCCTCTCGGTTGGTTTCCCTTGTGTCTACAGTTTGCACCCTACGGCGGTAGATTACAAGCCCATTTCTAGAATTTCTCAAAGCCCTTGTAATCATTGGGGTTTCGGGCCCTCACGTACCGGTCGAGCTCCTCGAGGAGCCGTAGGTCGGCGCGTAGCTGGTCCTCGATGCGGGCCGCGCGCCACCGCTCCACCTGGTCGATTAGCTGGCGCGCCATGCTGCCCGGCGGGGGTGTCGGTTCTTCGATCACTCTGCCACCTGGCACGTCGGGCACTCGACGACGGCGCGATACGTTTCGTCGAGGTCGGCGTCGACGTAGCCCGACCCGCTGCACGTCGCGCACCCTTCGGCCCGGCGGGGGTCGACGGTGCTGGGCGTGCCCTGCGCCTGATACGCCTGGCGAAAGCGGGCAACGGTCGGGCGGCGCGGTTCGGTGGTGCTGAGGTCTCGCACCGCGCGCCGGGCCCGGTCGAACTCCATAAGCCTTAGGGTCTCCGCCCATGCGCGCGTAACCTCGGGCCCCATCGGCGGGCCCTCCCATATCCCCACGACGCTATCGAGCACCGCCTGGGCGTTCTCCGCGTTCATGCCTGATCCTCGAACGCCTCGAGGAACTCTGCCGACCGTGACGGGGTCGCCCTCGACCCGCGCGCCATCTGTAGCCGTAGCCGCGGGTAGTGGCGGCGTAGGGCCTTCGCGCTTAGGACATTGGCCCGCCAGAAGTCGTCGGCGGTCGCCCATTGGATAGTCGCGGCCACCTCGGTCGGGTCGGCGCCGTCGATCCTCAACAGCCGGTCGAGCTCGACCAGGTTGGCGCTGGTGACCTTGTGCGGCTTGCCGGTGCTGCGCTCGATGGCGTCGCATAGCTGCCCGGCGAGGGTGGTCGCCGCTGGGCTCACGATGCGGTCGCCACGCGCGTTAGTTGGTTCTGGTTCTCTTGGTTCTTGTTCTATGGGGCCGCACCCCTGCGGCTGGGGGGGCCGCACCCCTGCGGCTGGGGGGGCCGCAACCGTGCGGCCGGGTCGGGCCTCGACGAGGGTATATAGGTTGGAGGTCTGGCTGCCGTTGGTCCGGCGTCGACGCTCCACCCGTAGGGCCCCGACCTTTATGAGCTCACGGGTCGCCCGGTCAATGCTGTCGACGCTGCACCCGAGCTGCCTGGCGAGGGTACGGCGGCCGGGCCACGCCTCGTAGCTGCGCCGGTCGGCGTAGGTCCAAAGGATTGCCCATAGCCTCACGGCCCGGTCGCTGATCGCTGACTCAATGAGCCAGGCCGGGGTCATGGCGAACGGCTCGCCCGCGCGCTTTACCTCGATAGCGTCGGCGGGGGTTTCGGGGTCGGTCATTGCGTATTCCTCTCGGTGTCGGTGGCCCAATCCCTTACGGGCGGTGTTTACGGCGGCTAGGTGGCCGCTGGCGGGCCTCATTATGTCGCGGCGGCCAATGCCGCACGAGGTCGGCTCGAACGCCGTGGGCGGCCTCGTGGCGCTATCGGCTCCGCCGGGTTGCACGCGCGCGGGCGAGGGCGCTGGGATTGTCCTCCCAGCTCCACAGCACGAAGCCCGCGGCGTGGCCCGACCATGGGTTGACGGTCGCCCAGTGGTGGCAATCTCGACATAGCGCCACGAATAGCTCGGGCCGCGTGGCGGCGTCGGTTACTTGGCTGCGCCTAATGATTTCGTGGCAATCGGTAGCCATGGCGCCGCACCGCTCGCAGTCGGGGTTGGCAATCATAAACGCGCGGCGCACTACCGCCCGGCGCCGGTCCTGCGCCCGCTTACGCGACGAGGTCGCGCGTAGGGGGGTCCGGCGGCCGAGCGGGCTGCGCTTCATGGCTGCCACGGGTCCACGTTCTCGAGGTCGTCGTCGAGCTTCATCGCCGCGGCAACACAACTGCGCACTACGTCGGCCTGGGTAACGCCGTAGTGCTCGGCATACCATTCGATCCATGCCGCTTGTGCCACCGTCGCTTGAAAGCTCTTAGTCCTCGATGCGCGCCGCGCCATTAGAAGGGCTCCTCCGAATAGCTGGGCGCGGCGGCGGGGCGCTGGGCCTTCGGGCGGGGTCCACCGTTGCCAACCGGGTCGGGGAGGAACCGGAGGCACTCGCCGATTTCGTCGGCCAACAGGTCGAGGTCCTCGACGGTCTCGCCCTTGTCGTTTGTCCAGTCGGCGTTGACGAGCTTACCGATCACCACGAGCCGGGAACCCTTGGCGATGCGCTCGGCGGCGTTCTCTGCCGCGTTGCCAAACGCCTTGAGGTTGGCCCACGTCAGCCGGGTCTCGTAGCTGTCGCCATTCTTCACCCGGCTTTCGATGCCGACGCGCGCGACGAGCCACGCCTTGCCGCCCTGGCTGAACCGGAGCTCAGGGTCCTTCACTACCTTCGCAATGCCTGCGACATTCATGCCGCTTCCTCCTCTCCGGCCAGACTCTCCAGCACGGTCTTAGCGTCCTCGGGGGTCAGGTCGTGGAACCCGGCCACCGGTCGGTCGAGGATACCCGCAATGGCGTCGGCGAGCTCCTTACCCTTGAGCCCGCGCGCCTCGGCCTTCGCCCTGATCGCCTGGCGGTCGGCCTCGCTGCAGCTCGCTCGCTCCACCGGAGCGAGCTGGGGGCTGTCGGCGTCGGCGTCACGCTCACCGGTGGGAATGGTGAACGTCTGAAACAGCGCGTACTTGAAGGCCATGCTCAACGCCTTCGAGGTTGCCTTGTCGCCGCTGTCCATGCTCTCGCCGACGGCCACGGTCTCGACGCTCGACCCGTCGGGGGCGGCGTAGGTGTAGCTGACCGTAACCTGAACGTGCCTCATTCTCGTCGCCTTCTGGCCTACCGTTACCTCGGTTGCCACGGTCTCGAGCACCCTGGGGAGCACGATCACCTCGTGCGCAACGAGGGCGCGGTGCACGGCCTCCACGGTGTCGTCGATGCTGCGAAAGCTGAACTTCTGCGCGCTGTTGTAACCCGCCTTCGCAACCGGGCCAACGTCGCCCATTACTGCGCTCATGCGCTGGTAAATGTTTCTCTCGGTCATTGCTGGTTACTTCCCCTCGGTGTAGTTGGTCAGGTAATTCTCGAGAATGTCTCGAATCAGGGCGCTACGGTTCTTCCTCTCCGCAAACGCAATTAGCTCAATACGGTCGGCGGCCTCGATTGGCATACGGGCCGAGAGCGTCTTGGTCTTGGTGGTGCTCATTTCTCCTCCTCTCATGGGTGTCGTCGAGTCTTGCGGGCGATGCGCGCCGAAACGGCCACCCAGCCAACGAGGGAACCGGCCAACGCTCCAGCCAGCACGGTCTCGAGGTACTGCGGCCACGTTCCGTTCGTCATGGCGGCGGGCACTACTGCAATGGCCCAGCCGACGAATCCGCAACGGATCGCCGCCAGCTCTGGCGTCATGCCTTCACGGCTCTCGGTTTCTCGGTTCATGTTCTCTCCTCTCGGTGTAGGCAATGCCTACCGTCTACAGACTACTCGAAACTCCGCCCGTCGACCAGCGCCGACGTAATTGCCAATTGGTCTAGGAGGTAGCTGATCGACCGCTCAACTTCGGGGCCGTAGGCACCGGCGTCGAGCCGTGCCTGGATCTTGTCGACGCTGAACGGGTAGCCGTCGTCGGGCTCGTGCATTGGTCCTAGCTCCTCCTGGCGGCTCGAAGGCCGCGCCGTTTGCGGGGCGTCAATCCGCCCCATATGCCGTGCTTTATGTTGTGCTCCAACGCGTAGTCGAGGCACTCCTCACTAACCGGGCACGCCCGGCAGGCCGCTTCGACGGCCGTGCTCATTAGCGCGCCGGGTTGTATAAAGAAGTCGTCGGGGTGCATTTCTCGACATTTCGCGTCTAACCGCCACGGGTCTTGGATGGCGTCTAGGAACGCGTCGACGCTCACCGGGGGAGCGGTCCAATGTCGTCGAGGGCCGCCCTACCGCGTGCGGTCAGGCTGCACGTCATTACGGCATTACCGCTGTTGCTCACCCGCTCGCCCGTGGGCTCGATGTATCCGAGTTGGCGCAACTCCCCGCACCGCTTCCAATAGCAAGCCCGCGTAAACGCCAGCCCGGCAATGGCCCCGGCCTCCTCGTCGGTAAGGTCGTCGGTCGGGTGGTAGCCGTTGTGGGCGTCCTCGTATGCCTGGAGCAGCCGGTGCCGCTGACCGTTCCACCGGCCGAGGTTGGTCGGCGCCGCGGCTGCGCGGTGGCTGGTCTCCGGGTCGGTCGACCGTGCGCGGCTCACCGGCTGGCGCGCCGCTTCGAGGGCGGTCTGCATCGCGTCGCGCTCGTCGCGTAGCTGCTTGAGGAAGGCGTGGCTCACCGTCGTCGTACGGTTCGGCGACTCGGCCGCCCGACCCAGGTGGACGTTGAGCCACTCGTCGGTCGTGAGCTGCTGGTGTAGCTCGGCGGGGTAGTCGAACAGGGTGCCGCTCGTCATGCTCCGCAGCTCTCGCACGAGAACCGCTCGCCGGTTGCCTCCGTGAACGCGCGCCGGTCCTCGTCGCTCAACCGCCACCAGACGGCGTCGGCGTCGTGGTACAGCGGGTGGCCGGGGTGCGTGCTCACCTGGGCCAACAGGCCGTCGGGCAGGTGGCGCTCGCACAGGGTGGCGCCGGTGCCCTCCTCGACCAGCAGGGCGGTGGTGGTAGTAGCCATGGCGGTTGCCTCCTGACGTTCTTCTGATTGTAGGCGGTGGACTGTCTGCGGGCGGGTCATGCGTGGCACCGGTCGGACTCTTGGAGCGCCACCGCGTAATCGGCGGCGGCCTTCACGGCGACGGCCACGGTCTCCTCGAGGGTGTCGACGGCGGGCTGCAACGCCTCGGGGAACGCCAGCCGGTTTATCTCCTCGGTGATCAGCTGGAGGTACTCGAGCTCCGCCGGTTCGGCGGGCCAGCGGTTGTTGTCGGGCACGATGGTTTGCACCATTTGGCGGGCGAACGTTGACGCGTGCGGGAAGCCGCACCCTTCGAGGTACTCCTCCGTTAGCCGGACAAGCACCGCGCGCGTGTCGGGCGCGAGGATGATCGGCGCCGGTTCGGCCGGGTAACACTTGGGGCAATTGCCGCGGGTGGTCATTGGGTATTCCTCTCGGTATTGGGTTGGATTGGTCAGACGAGCTGAAGCTGCTGGGGGCGGTCGGCGCGGCTGCGCTTCTTGGTCACCCGGTCGGGCGCCACGCTCCGGTATGCCTTGTGGCCGCCGGTGCCGCCAACGAGGGTGTAGCTGTCGAGCGTGCCGTCGCTGCGCCGGTTGGCATACTGCCAGGTGAACGTGCCGCGTAGGCCCTTCACCTTGACGGCGTCGCCGCGCTCGAATCGACCATGGCGGTCGGGGTGCTGAGCCGCTCGACGTGCTGCGGCGGCCGGGTCGATCTTGGTGGTGGTCCTGCGGGCCATGGTCTCAGCCCCTCTCTGCGAGCCGAAGCTCCAGGGCCAACAGGGCGGCCTCCTCGAGCTCTGCCTGGGTGAGCCCGTACTTGCGCTTGCGGGCGGTGGCGCTGCCGAACGTGCCGCGGGCGAGCCCCCGGTTCATCTCCTCGGCGGCTGCTCGGATGTTTGCGTTCTCTGCCATTGCTGTTTCCTCTCGGTTGGTTTCCCTTGTGTCTACAGTATGCGCCCTCGGGCTGGGAATTGCAAGCCCTAAATTATGGCGGCCTTCGTCGGGCGGCTGTAGAAGCCAAAGGCGGCGTCTTTATCGCTGCGCTCGACGGTGGCGGTCATGGTCACGGCGTCGCCCTTGGTCGCCTCGACGAGGGCGGCCGGGCGCGTTCCCCATAGCTTCACGGTGCCACCGTTCTCGTCGGTGGTCTCGAGGAGCATCTTCACCGTGTGGCCGTACGGGGTCTCGACGTGTTTGGTGGCAATGATGGTGCCCGCGATGATGCGGCGCCCGGGCTCGACGATACCGGCGGCGGCGGCCTCGGCCCGCTTCGCTGCCAGGTGGTCGGCGACGGCCTGCACTTGGCGGTCGCTCAACTCGAACCGGTCGGCCTTGTCGATAATGTCGCGGGCCCACGCGTCGAGCTCCTCGATGGCCTCGACCAATCCGGCAAGGGCGGGGTGCGCGACCATGTTGGCGGCGCGCTGCTCCTCTTGCGCGCTCACCCGCTTAGCCACGCGACGCTCGACGGCCTTGGCGCGGCGGTCGGCCGCTTTCGCAAGGTAGCTCTCGATCTGCTCGTCACTCCACGACGACGGGTAGACGACGGCGGCGGCGGTCGGGTCGATGCCGCTGCCCTGGCACCTAAAGCAGGTGTAACCGATCCAATGGCGGTAGCCGCCTTGGCCGCCGCAGCGAGTGCAATTCACGGCGAGCATCTTGCGCGGCTCGGTAATGGTCTCGGATCTTGGGTAGCCGGGGGTCTCGATAATCATGGTCTCTCCTCTTGGTGGTGTCTACAGTATGCAACCGGAAGGCGTGACCCGTCAACTACCGCCCGAAGGCCGTGGGGTTACTGGCGCGCGGCGGCGGGGCGGCATACGTGAGCCGCCTCGAGCTCGGCAATGGTGCGGGGTAGCCGCGTGAAATTGACGGCGTAGCTAGGCCCGCGGTGCACCGTCACCCGGTGGCCGCATTGCATCGTAACGGTGAGCTCAATCGGGGCGGCATCCATGGGGACACGACACTACCGCTAGAGGATGGCGAGGTCACTCCACCCGCGCGGGCCGCACGATTGCCCGACCATTACGGCCACCATCCCGGCCGGGGAGCTCTGCCCGGTTTGCGCGGTCCACCAGGCCGAGCCGCCGTCCATCGCGGGCATCTGCATAATCGTCCGGCCGGTGCTCTCGCTAATCCATAGGTGGTGCTTATGACCGAGGAAGAGGATACTCGCGTCTGCCACCGGCTGACGCCCTAGCGCCTGACCTTTCCACCATTGCTCCGGGCCGCCGCGCGTGATTTGGTGACCGTGGGCCCAGCTGCACGCGACGCCCGAAACGTCGAGGGTGACGGTCATATCCTCCGCAATGGCGCCGAGCGGTATCTTCACGTTTCCATATCGGTCGGGGTTGGCGGCGAGGATCTCGCCTAGCTGCTCGAATACGGCGAGGTCGTCATTGTCGGTAGCCATATTGGTATATGCCTTGCCGCCTCGTCGGTTCTCACCGTGGTTGCCTGGCACCGCCGCGAGGATGATGGGTAGGCCGAGGTCGGTTAGGGCGTCGACGTAGCTTAGGAGCAGCCTGCGCACTAGACGCGCCTGCTCTCGCCGGTCTAGGTCGACCGTGTACGTCTGCGCGGCATAGTGTTCGCTGCACCCTTCGACGAGGTCGCCGAGCCCGACGAGCACCGCCTGATCGGGGCCGGTGCCGTCGCGCCGGTGGCGCTTCACCTTCGCCACCAGCCCGTCGCGCGCTTCGAGCACTCGCTCCACCATGGCCTCGGTGCCGCCGCCCTCACCCTTGCCCGTTTGCCAATCGCTGCAATTTGCCACGATGGAGCGCCCGGTGCCCGTCGTCTGAACCGGCCGCGGCTTTCGGCGTTCGATCATCCGACATAGGGCGGCCACGTCGGGCGCGTCGTCGACGCGGTGCACCGGCTCGATGCGGGCCCGGTAGTACCGGAGCCGCTGCACGCCGTCGGCTGTCTGCGCGTCCCAGGCTCTGATTTGTACCGAACCGGAAATGATTCGTACATCTTTCGGATTGAGCCCCCAATCGCCGACTATCTCGCGCCAGATTGCGTCGGTTGGCTCATGCTCGAGCGGGCCCGTGCTGATCGTGCCACCTTCGCCCGGCGACCATTCAAGCGACGGCTCCCAGCCGGTCGGGTGGCTCAACTTGTGCCGGGGCCCCTGGGGCTCATGGTCGCTTAGCGGTGCCATCTCACGCGACGCCCTGATAGCAGCGGCACTCCCGACGTAGGTGAACTCTGACGGTGTCGCGCGCCACCGGATAACCGGCCTTTATGAGTACGCCCGTAATCCATGAAGCGGAGCGGCCTTCCTCTGTCCACCGCTCGAACGTGACGCGGTCCTCGTCGTCAAGGGCGTCGACAATCTCGCCCGCTTTGCATCGCTTCGGCGGCTCCGCTACCGCTTCGGCGTCGGCGAGCTTCATGCCGTGATCGGCACCGTGGCCGGGTTGACCTGTAGCTGTCCTTCGGTGCGGGTTTGGATGCCGCCGCTACAGCCCCACGCCCAGGACCATATGCCCGCTTGGCCGCTGGTGTCGATGTCGACGTGGTAGAGGCCGGTGCCGTCCTTGGTGATAGCTCCCCACGGCTGACTCGTGCCGTAGGTCACTTGCCGAACGGGCCCGGTGCCGACCTGGTACGCGAAGGCCACGGTGGTCGGGTCGACGGGGGTGCCGTCGGCGTTGGAGAAGGGCTTACTGGTGTAGAACCTTACGACGGTTCCGACGATCACGCTTTGGATGCTCACCCGATTACCTCCATATCCCCTACAAGCGTAGACCAGCGTGCCCGGCCGACGACGGTAGCCGTCGAGGCAGCGCCGGTGCTCGTGCTCCACTTGGCCTTACCGCGCACCGAGCCCGGCTTGTCAATGGGCTTATTTATCTCGGTGTACCGGGCCGGGGGAATGACGAGCGCGGCGGCGAGGGTGGTGGCCTTCGCCTCGACGGTGCCAACCGAATTAGGAATGACGGCCGCCGAAGTTGCGACGGCGGTGCCCTTCACCACCGGCAATGCGGTCGACGTGATTGCCGACGGGCTGGCACCTATGTCGATAGGCGAACCGGTGAGCACGTCGAGGGCAATTTCGTAATTAGATAGGTCGGCCGCTGAGCTTGTAATTTCCGCACCTTGCGGCGCGTCGGTGGTGATTAGCTGCGTCTCGGCGACGGTCTCGGTCTCACTAATTGGCACGCCCTGGGGCGCGTAGGTGCCGGGGTTTATCGAGATCCAAGTAGCCGAGTAGTTGCGGCTGGCGGCGACCACTTCGAGCATTAGGGGGCCCCCGGTCGATGCCGATGGCAGCGTAATTTCGGTCGCCGGGTCGCTGCTGAATTGGACGGAGGCAGATTGCACGTCTGCAGCTGCGCCGGTGGCCGGTCCCCATTGGCCACCTAGCCCGATGCTGGTGGTCGGCGTGTTGATATACAAAGCTGCGCCGTTGTAGGCGCCGTTCAAGGTAACAAAGAACAGGCACGTAGAACCTTGTGCCGTGCTGACCGTGTTATTTCCGCCCGACGCTTGGAACGGGTAGGCGTAACCGTTATTGGTAACGCTGCCGGTGCCGTTGCCGGTTACTCCGATTGGAGTTGTCGTGTCGGCGTTGCGGATAGCGGTTACGGCGTAGCCAGCCGTCGTCGATGCTGCGCTGTTTGTAACTCCAACCGTCGTGCCGCCTGCGGCAATATTGGTGGAATTGGTGACGATGTACCAGGTCTTGATTTGTAGCGAGCCGTTCAGCGCGCCGGTCGATGCCACCGTGGCCGTCGTGCCGCCGTAGGTCGGGGCGTTCTGTGTGACTACGACGCCGTTGGTCGTGGTGGCAATCACGATGAGGTCGCCCGCCGTCGGGGTTGCGTTCAGCGTGATTGTGTAGCTGGCCGTGCCGGTGGTGAGCCGCCCGGTCTTTCGCTGCGCCGTGACTTCGCTAATCGTGGCCGTGCTGGTCACGGCACTACGTCAGCGTGATCTTCAGGCCGGGTGTCGTCGGGTCCGTCGGGAGCTTTACGATCATGCCGCTAACTAGCACCGGCACGAAATTGGTGAGGGTGTTCCACGCGTACGCGTTGCCGCCGGTGCTCACGTTGGACAGGAAGAAGCCGACAACATAGCCCCAGTTGCCACCGCTGGCCGTGAACGTAAGATCGTTGGCGTAGTAGGTCACGGCGGGCGGGGCCGTCAACGAGGCACCGCTCGGGGGCTGCATGAAGAAGGCGCCGGTGCCGCTGGTGCCCTGGGCGTTGGTTGCGCCAATGCGGGCGTAGTTGGTGCCGGTCACCTCGAGCGCGGTCACGTTGGCCGACGTATAGAGGTAGTTGGTGGCCTCGGTCCACACGATTTGGTTAGCTCCGGCGTTATCGGTGACGGTGACGCCTGCACCCGTCGGCCAGGTCGGCTCCGCTCCGGCGGTCGCCGCCGAGGTTCCGGTCCCGGCGATGCTGGTTACGTAGTAAATGTGGTTCGTGCCGCCGCTTGAGCTGTAGTTGGTCGGCACGATCACGTCGCCGACGGCGTAGCGGGTGGCGGGCTGCCACGTACCCGTCGTGGTGTACGTGGTCTTGGTCTTGATCAGCCCGACGTACCAGGCGCCCGTCGTCGGCGTGGGGAGCTGGCTGGTGGTGCCACCGAACAGCGCTTGGAGGCAGTAGGGCTCGCCGTAGTTGGTCAGGGGCATCCGGTTCGGTCTCCTCGGGCGGGTCGGGCGTTACTCTATGTTGCCACGCTGCACCGGCCGGGCGGCAACACTAGCCCTACGCGTCGTCGTCGATATTGTGCACCGTGCGCAATATCTCGAGGATCTGCTGGCGCGACTCCTCCGCGAGGGCGTGGGTCTCCTCGATGATGCGGGCCGTAGCTTCGCCCTGCACCTGCTGGCCGACCATGATGATCGACAATAGGACGAGCTGTAGAAACGTCTGCGCCACCCAGGCAACGATGGCGGCCCGGCCGTTCCTGATCGCGTCGGGGAGGCTGATTAGGGCCAACCCGGCAAACGCGAGGGCGGCGTACATCGTGCCGACGGCCGCGGTAATCCTGGCCCCGGCCACGCGTAGCGCCCGGTCGAGCCGCTTCACTTTCCGCGCCGGGTCAACGATTCTTCGAGCCGCTTCACCCGGTCGCCGAGCCGGTCGGTGTTGCCGCCGTTCGGGGTCACTTCGCGCCGTACGTCCTCCAACCCGGTTGCCAACGCTTCGAGGCTGCTTTCCATATGCTCTAGCCGCTGGAATATGCCGAGCTTCGGGTGCGGGTCCTCGATGGTCGGCTCACGCCCCACGATTACGTCGTGCAACGCCTCCACTTTCGCGGTGTGATCCTGCAACCGCTCGGCCTTCTTCTTCTCGTGGTGACGGTAGGCCGCCCATAGCGCGGCGGCAATCGGGGTAACCGCAATTACTACCGATGCAAAGTAGCTGATATGGGCGAGCGGGTCGGTGGTCGGGTGCGCAACGAGGGCGGGGATCATCGCCCGGCCTTTCTCAATAGGGCCCGAAGGCAACGGTTCGCCAATGCGCCGTATCGGTTCTTGCCGTTCAGGTGGCATGACGCTTTCAGCTTCGCCACGCCGGTCGACGTGTCGGCGTCGTATCGGCCGGTGCGGTGGATGGGTCGATGGTGCGCCCTGATCCCGACGGCGGTGAGCGCGCGCTGGAGGTGCTTCACGTTGCGGCCGGTGTCGCCGGGCCGGAGAACCGGGTGCGGCCGTGGCACCCGCTGGGCGTGGGCCCACGCGAGGAAGGCTTGGGTGGCGCGCTCGGTAGCTGGGCCCCAGGCGCCGTCGGGGGTGAGCCCGAGCCGCGCTTGCCATGCCATGACGCCCGCCTGAACCGAACCGGGGCCGGTGGAATAGTAGCCATCCCACAGCCCGCCATAGAGCCCGGCGGCCGTGAGCCCCTGCTGAATCTGCACTACCTTCGGCCCGACCGAGCCGGGGACGTAGACGGGCTGGGGGTAGCGGTTCCCGGCGCTACCGGCGGGCGCGGTGCTGGCGCCGGTGTAGGTCTCCCACCAGGCGGGCTCAACTGCACTTAGGTCGACGTTGCCCGACAGGCCCCATAGCGTGCCCGAGCTTGTGAACTGCCACAGCGACCATTGGCCCCATTGGCCCGGCGCCGTCGCGGTAGGCAACCCGCAGGCGGTGTTTACCGGGGTGTAGCCCGCCGGGTAGGCCGCGAGCCACAGCGGCCACGCGCCGAGGCCGGGCTGATCGCTCCACGGGTAGCCGCCGCCGGTGTAGATCGTCGGGGTCCGGCCCGCCTGGGCGACGCGGGCGAGCCACGCCTGCGCCCATGCCACCGTCGCGGCGGGGTCGAGGGTGCTGCTCTCTAGGTCGAGCGCCGGGGGTAGGGTGCCTTGGGCTCCACCGGCGGCGAGGAACAGGTCGGCCGCCGCCTCGGGGCTCAACCCGCCACCGGGCCGCGCGAAATAGTACCCGCCCGACGGGAGGCCGACCCGGTTGAGCCCGGCCACGTCGGGCCCGTACGTCGGGTTGACCCAGCCGCCGTCGGCAACGAGCACGTAGGTCGCCGCTACTCCACTCTTGGCTAGCTGGTCGAAATTGGGCGTGCCGTTCCAATTGCTGATATCGGCAATCCGAAGCCATTGGCTGCACTCGCTCTGTGCGCTTGCCGGGGCCGGGGTGAACGTGACGGCGGCGCCCATGATGAGGGCGGCGCTCAACGCGGCGGCAACGCTACGGGCCAGGCGCCTCATTAGTAGCCAATCGCCAGCACGTTGTAGCGCGTCGGGAAGTTGTTCTGCGAGGTTACGCCGCTGTGGTGCCATAGGTAGATCGAGGCACCGCTCGACGCGGCGTAGTCCACCGTCAACGTGTGCCCCGCCTGGGACGTGCCCGCGCTGTTCTGATAGCACAAGGTTGCAATCACCGTAATTAGCCCGTTCGGGAACCCGCCGCCGTTGATCGCGAAATTCAGTTGGCCGCTGGCGTTTGTGGTGTCGTCGCGGATAGCTGAATAGACGTAGAACGGGGCCGGGCCGTTACCGCCCGACGGGGCTGGCCCGGCGTAGGTGCCGCGCGTCGATACGACGCTGAGCCCGCTGTTGAGGATGGTGGCGGCGCCGTTCCAATCCGCCATAGGGAGGTAATCGCCGGTGGCGTGGGTCGGTACTGTTGTGTAGCTCTGCGCCATGGGGTTAGCCTCCGAACGGGTACGCCGTAACCGCCAGATTAGTGCCGGAGGGCACGGTGGTCGGTGGCGTAACGGTGTTGATAATCACCGTGGTATCGCCGTCGAACGCCGGGCGCGTCGTCGTGACCGTCAACCCTGGGCCCTTGAGCACGGTTCCCGACTTCACCGCGCATAGCTGCACCGCCTGACCAATGGCAATAGCCGACGAGCCGCTAACGAGGGTGCACCCCGTCAACTTCGCGCCGGTCACGCCTGCCACCGCGCGCGTAACGCCGGTGTAAGTGTAGGTGAGCCGGGCGGTCGTCCCGGCCACCGCCACCGTGCCCGCCGTGGGGAACCCTTCGACGGTGTCCACCTC